GCCCTCAGTTTCCTTGATAGCGATAACGTCCTCGAGCTTAACGAGGTAACGAGCTCTATCATAGTTACCAGTAGACTCCATGATGGATACGGACTCAGCAACTACAGGAATGCCACCATTAGTGGTCTTATCTTCGTCCTTAACTTCTTCGATGTTACCGTCAACGAGAGTATCCTCGAGACCATCGATAACATCCTTAACCTCTTCGCTTACTTCAGGAGCGAGAAGGTCAGCAGATGCAGCTTCAGAAAGCAGCTTACGCGGATTCTTAAACAACATTTGAGTTTCCTCCTTATATCTTTATTTAATAGAATTGATCAACTCTACGAAGGATTCATAGAATTATTTATATGTTGTAGAGCTGATTTATTTAAAATAGGTCGATTTAAGGGTATTTTATAACAAAATGACCATTTTTCGTAGTATCATAGGTAAAAATTAGGTTTTTGCATCTAAAATATCCTTAATTCTATCCTTAACCATAGAAATTATATCTTCCGTTTTAGGAAGATTATATGAACCACTCATATCTATATAGATATAATTCTTGGACAAAAGAAGCTTTGCATCATCGCTATCATATACTTTAGTAGCTTCCTCGATATGCTCAAGAGTTTCTAACTGTTCAGGAATCATATAGGGTTGATATCGATCAACGAATTCTCTATACTTTCCGAGTACAGCTGTAGTAGGTACAAATAAATACTGTGCATGAACCAATTGGTGTACAGTTTCTGCAAGAGGAATAAGACCTACCATTAAATTATAATGGAGATACATAACCTCTTTAGCAACATATTCCTCATCAAGAGGTTCGTTAAAAGCAACCCTCTTATTATATACAATAAGGCAAATATCGTATAAACTAAGAGGTTCGTGATGAATTTCAATATGAACTTTAGTTGTATCAGTAGCTTGATCATCAGAAAACGATATTGTATCCAATGGAATAGGAGTAATGATACTACCTATATATGGAGGCAAAGCAGCGTCCAACTTTCTATAATATTCTAATGCTGTATTAACATCTACCGCCCAATCATCTGGCACATCCGAATTATCTAACAATGGAATAGTAGCAGTAATAAGCTTATAAATCTGCTGTTCATCTGCAACTGCCTGAACATCAGATAAATTGAGAAGTCCGATCAAATCAAGAAATAAGCCAGAATAAGGTGGACATACTGTTTCCCAAGATTCTAATCTATACTTCGTACATAAGGTGTATTCATCTGGCATTGGTTGCCATCTTTTTGCGTTGTCTCCACCGTAAGCCGAATACATAGAAGAGAAAGGTTCGCCTAAATATTCAATTAAATATTCATATTTCTTATAATATGACATGTCCACTTCGTAATGAAAATCTCCTGTGAAAAATTTTCCGTTAATTTTACAATACTCTGGTGGTAACTGCAATATAAATATTCCAGTTTCATCAATCCAACAACAACCATAGAAAACATCCTCTATAAAATTATTAACTAAAACTGATAAAAATTCGTGTTGTAAATTCATTCTATCTAACCATTGTAAAGTTTCATAATATGATTTTAATATTTTATTTGGATTATTTGTTTTTATTGGATCATATTGTGGGATTACAGTACGTGCATTTAAATCAAACATTGTGGCATTATACATAACTAATCTAAAATACACCTGTGATCTATAAAACAAATAACGAGACAAATTTCTTAAGTTGTTCTCATTAGAAGAAATGTTTTGCAAATATGAAATTACATTATCTTTACTATAAGAATTTAAAGTTGTCTGGCGACCAGTTTTTGTTACATCCCTAATTTTCTTAAATGCTTCTTGTGTATTTTCAGTATTCTTTTCATACCATTCCTTCATTTCCGCAACAGTACGTTTAGTTTTTGTTGCAGGTATATTTGTTCCCATTGTTACTGTTGTAGAAGGTGCACTTTCTGTCACCTTTGGTTTATTTTTACTGCCCTTTGGTCTTCCCATCGGTACACCTCCCTTTATTTATTTTTTTTTAGTATTTTTTATTTATATTTATTTTTTAAAATTTTATCTTGACAAACTATATTATTTATGATATATGTTATATTGAGAAAATATATTTTTATTTAGTTTAAAATTTAAAAGTAAGAAGATCTCTTTGGTGTTTTGATTGGTAAGAGATCTGCTAGGTTGGTTGTTGTAGGTTTTCTCTTTCTAGAAGTAATATTCTTTCTTCTTTCACACATAAGAGCATATGAAGCTAAACAACAAGTATAAGCTCTATCATCATGCATTTTATTTGCTTTTTCTGCAGTCAATTCGAAAGAGTCTTTTCCAGATTCTCTCTTTTTACGAACCATATTGACAAGCTCTTCTTTTAATGCGTCCATATTAACTAAAGCAATTTCATCTTGCCAATCAAGTTTAATTGTTTTAGTTTTTACAGATTGAACTTGCTTTAACTCTTCGTCAAGTTTATTACTAAACTCTTCATTAGAAAGTTTCTGTTTCTTTAATTTATTTATAATCTTTTCTTTCTCTTTTGCCAACTTTTCTTCATCAACATCAAATACAGTTAAGATACCTTTTCTGTCATATTGCGCTGTAAAGCTAATTTTATCTTGATTCATTAATTCTATCATTGCTTCGTACATTTCTGATTTATAGCCTGAAGGAGATATTAACCTAACTTTGTCAACTGCATTAGGAAACTTTTTAACATATTCAGCAGAATATTCTTTGTCAATTAAACCTCTATGTTTAATTCCTGCTTTATCTACCCAATCTTGCATTAAATAGTCTGCAATGTTAACGCCTCCACCACCAGAACCAGCATCAATATATATTCCAACAATGTTTTCATAAGCATCAGCACCACCATTATAATCAAGAATAACTTTTTTAAGATATTCAATCTGATCAGGTGTTTGCATAGGAGATTTAATCTTTTTACCAACGTCAATCAAGTTAATACAGTTTACAAGTCTCATTCTTTTATCAATAGAACCATCAACTTCTTCGTGATCATATATTTCACCAACCAAAATAACACTATTGTCTCGGCTTCTAGCTGGGTCATAACATATAACAAATTTCTTATCACCAGTATCATTATAAAGAAGTGGTTTTCTAATTTCTTCATTTCTAGTAATAACACCTCTTTTAATAATTGCATTTTCACCTGCTTCAGTAGTAAATTGACAATAATATTCTCGTCTTGCCTTTTCAGGATTTGTTCTCATTTCAGATTGAACAGTAGAACGAGAGAGAAGAGGAGTAATTAATTCTCCATGCATTGTTGGTTTAAATGCCAACTCGCAATCAATATGTAAAACACAATAATCTGGGTCTCCCATAATTTGTTTCTTTGCAAAATCTTTATATAATGCAAAGAATTTTGTATCAGTACTAGAAGCAGAACTGATATATATTTTCTGATATGGCATGTCAGGTGGGAAACATCTTTGTCTAATTGGATCAATTGATTTTCCACTTGCATCTTTACCAGTTTTCAAATCTCTATTAACTACAGCAAACGCACTATATACGTTCATCATTTCTTCTGATAAGAAACCACTTTCATCAAAAACTACGCTACCACGATACAATTGTTATCCTACAAGTTTTTTATCTTATAGTTCTTATAGTTTTATTCCTATAAGCTCGGCATACCTTTTCATCTACGACTTTACGTTTAGATGGTGCGAACTCGTGGAGTTATTATATTCTAATATTAATTAGTTTCAAACTCTATGCTCTGCATGTGACTAAACTTTTGCATTTAGCCTTCCATTCTGATTAACATTTCAGTCTTCCAGTTTTCTTTCGCACTTATTTTTCTCTAATTATTTCTAATTAGTGAGGCAATCGTTCACCTCTTTTAGCGTCTATATTTGAATTTAATGTTTGTGTCATTGAACCATTATATAAAGAATAGTTAAATCCATTACTGCTATGACTAAATCCATCACCTGCAGCGTTTTTAATTTCTACTTCGTTTTTGAACACAATTCCAGTAGACCCTGAAAATGTATCAATATTATCATTAGCAAGTCTTTCTAACGTAGTAAAAGTTTGTTCAGCCTGAGAACCAGAACCACTTGCTATATAGCTCCAATAATTTGCGAAGCACATTCCTTTTGCCATGAGAGATAAATCAATAACAGTAGATTTACCCCAACCACGAGTACACACCAAAAGTGCATTAGGACAAATCCATGTTTTTTGTACTGCAAGTGCTTGGCTATCAAGAAGTTCTATGTTGAACATAATGTCTATCATTTTAACAGGGTTACATTGAAAATACTTTTGCATATTTGCAATCTCCAATAAAGCTTCTATTTTTCTACTGGATAATGGATAATTAATTGGTTTTACAAAAATACCATAGTCTTGATAGAAATCTTTATCATAATCTAATTGATAATTATTATACGGAAGTAGTATCTGATTCATCTTCATCTACCTCCTCAACAGTTGTTTCTATTTCATCGTCACTCGCAAATATAGAGTACAATTCTTTTAAATTTCTATATTCAATATCTGGATTTATATTATTATCTTCAAAATAATCCTTAAGATCTAAATTCTCTTGTAAAAGAATTCTATTAATTTCTTTATAAGAATCTCTTTCTTTTCTTAAAGCTTGATTATCTTTTCTCATTTCTGCAACCATATCTGACCAATCTGATTCATCAAGTGCCAACTGCTTCATAATAGAAGCATCACTGATTTCCTGTACTTGTTGCATACCCTTGCAAGTTGCTATATCAAATCCATTAACTTGTCCATCTCTAAGATTTAAATCTTTAATCTTTTTAATTTTACCAGTCCAAGTATTTTCACCTTTCTTAGCATTTTTATTATTTTTCAATGAAATACAACTTTCTGCTGCCAAATTCGTAATAGTACTTGTAATTTTTGATTTGCTATCTTGAAGTGATTTAATAGTAGCAGAATTTTTATCTATATTTTTAATATCTGCCATAAGATTTGCTATGGCATTATCTATCTTAGAAGATTGCAAGAAACTTCTTACAATTGAAATACAAGAAGCATTTCTCATCATATCATCATTCTCATCTCCACCAGCATCAAGTAATCCTATTAACTGAGAATATAAAAATGGTTGATCACTTACAGCTTCTTGTTCAAATGGGTCATAACTTAATAATCTAATAACATCTTTTTTATTCTTAATAAAATCATCATAAGTATCTTGACCTGCATGTTCTTCGACAATCATTTGAGGTGTTTTTTCATCTTCATAAACAACTTTTTCTTTGAACATGTCACTGTCAAAATAGGTAAGACCATTATATTGTCCCATTGCGACATTCTTAAAATAAGCGGTTGCTGGACTATGTTTTACTTTTCCTGCTACTAAATTTTCTGATTCTTGTATACTAGAATCCCATAAATCATTTAAAAATGGTTTATTCATGTATTTAAGGCTTAAACAAATTGAATCCATATTACATTCATGTTCATTGCCATTTTTATCTGTTCTCAATGCCAATTTACGAGCACAAGTTTTACATATTTGAGTATGCCCTGCTTTATTCATTGGGTCTGTACTAACATAAAAATCGTCCTTTTTTTTTAATGTGTCACATATAAGACAACGAGAACTATTTCTAAGCTTTTCATTTTCTTCTTTTAATTTTTCTATTTCTTTTTTCATTTGAGCAGGAGTCATTTTGACATCCGTACTCATTTTTTTTACAGTTGCCATCTAACAACTCCTCCTTTTAATCATAATTTATTCCAATAAAATAGAAGAGTAGCCATACAACCAACTCTTCTTCATAAGCCTCGAATCGGACTTGAACCGATAACCTGCTGATTACAAATCAGCTGCTCTGCCAATTGAGCCATCGAGGCATAAATTTAATTAGTTAAATAAATGTTTAGTGATCTTATGTATTT